AGTGACCGCTGCGCCTGCCTCAAAGACTTTCACTTACTGCACTCCGAGAATCTTGTCGATAAGCTCAGAGACGGCACGACCCTTCAGACCGTGCTTGTCGGCGATTTGACGAAGACCGTCGATTCCCTTCTGGTCAGCAATTGCCTCAAGCTGAGCGCGGCTGTATTTCTCTACAACCCGACCGTTTACGACGGTCTTGGTGGGCTCGAGATCAATCGCCTCCGTTGCGCCAGCATCCGTAGTTTCCGGGACATACGGCTCAGTCTGCTGAAGCTCCGCGTCGGTCTTGAATCGAACAATCGGCGCCTCAATGGAACTCGGATTTTCGTTCAGCGGATAGGTGGTGGGGTGAAGTCGCCTACCATCCTGGTCGTAGGCTTCGATGCTCGCGCCAATACGCAGGGCAGCACGAAGCGGAATGGGGCCGTCAGAGCTGCCATTCTTGAAAAGGTACCCGCCAAGCGGCCCAGTGTAGCCGCCCCAGCCTTCTGCTCGGATTTCAACCGTAACTTGTTTGCTCATATCCTCACCATGAAAAAGGGGCAGGGGTGTTACCCCCTGCCCCTTTAGTATAAGTCACTCAGGACTTATGTTCCAACTTAGATGTTGGTAACGCCACGGAGACGGGCAATCGACTTCGTGGACTTCAGCGCCATGCCGCAGTACCACTTCAGACGAACGCGCCAGGCGTCCTTATTCTGAACGGTACCCACTTCCTCGACACGGATACCAGCCGACGGGCCACCGTAGAGGCCGTGGAGACCGTCGAGCTCGTTCAGGCGAACAGCATAGACCGAGCAGGTCGTCGCGCCACTCGAACCCTGAACCTCGTTACCCGGCAGGAAGTCGTTGACGAGGATGGGGATGCCGTTGTGGGTCAGCACCGGGCGGGAGAAGTTCTCCAGCTGGAGCATCGCCGCATCGCTGTGACCAACCGTACGGAGCAGCTCCTTGTACGCACGAATGGTGCCAGAACGCATCACGATAGCGTCGGCGCCGTTCGGGACGAGGTCCAGAAGCTGGTCCAGCATGGCAAGGGTCATCGCACCGCCGTTGGCGCCAGCGGCAAACGCCTGGCCAGCCACGGTGAGGTGCGCCATACCGTCGAACTCCTTGGGGTTCGTGCCGGAGTTGCCAATGGCAAGCGCCGACTCGAACTTACGACCAAGGGCCTTGGCCTTGAGCGCAATCTGAATGGCCAGCTGGTCATTCGTATCGCCCATGGTCTCCATGAGGAACTTATCAACGTCCACGTCACCAGCCAGAATCTTCAGATTCGTGGTGATTTCGTTGAAAGTCGCCGCACCCTCGTTCACGGTGTCATTCGGATCAAGGAAGTCACCTTCGGAGATGGTGTTCTCGCGATTGTAGACATAAGCCTTGCCGTTGACCTGAACAAAGGGCAGGAGGCTAAACACGCTGTCCTTGGTGATAATCTCCTCGATTACACCGCGAACAAGCTCATTTCGGGAGAGCTTCGCAGCTTCCACTTTAAGAAGAGCCATTTATCCTACTCCTTGCAAGAAAAAGAACCTAACGCGCAGGTGGGAGACAAGCAGTCACCCATGGCTTATTTTACAACCACGAGCGAAGTCATGTCTATACCCGCGAAAACTTCTTTAGCCCACCGCCACGAAGAGCATCAGCAATCAACGCCGCGCCCTTAGCAGCGGGCTTGTCGTCTGAAGGCTTAGGCTTCGCACCAGAAGAGCTGGAATCCGCACCCGACTTGATTTTTGCCTTAATCAGAGCGTCGCGGTCCGGATCAACCTCGACAATCTTCTTAAGCGCCTCGTCAAACGAAAGCGGATTCCCCTGACCATCGACAAGCGGGGCGCGAGTCGAGCTACCAGCGGGCTTGTCATAGCCCACCACCCGACCGTCCTCGCCCCGCTCAAAGTGCGCTCCGTAGACCGTACGCGCCTTAGACGGGGTAAGTACCAACTCGTCCGCAATGAACTTCGAGCTTACAAACGCCTGCCCAACGGTCAGCTGGTCAATCTGAGCGTGGTTGGCGTTGAGCTTCTGATTAAGCTCCTCGATTTGCTTGGCAAGCGTGCTCTTTTCGGAATTGTGAGCCTCAAGCATCTGCTGGCGAATCTTGTCCCATTCGCCCTTCTTTTCCAGCTGCTTCATCTCAGCATCGCGCCGCTCCTGAACGAGCTTACGCACATCCTCAGGATTCAGCCCTTCCCAAGCCTTGAGTGAAGTGGAGGCCTCAGAAAGCTTGTTTTCAAGCTCCTTGATTTTCTCCTTTCGGCTCATCGACTCGCGAAGAAGCTCGCGCTCCTTTTCGGTCATTCCACCAGAACCACCCTGTCCCGCGTCGCCGCTGGCAGGAGGCTGGCCCGCACCCGCATCTCCGCTACTCGGCGGAGCACCAGAACTCTGGTCCGTCGAATCGCTCGGGGGCGGATTAGTCGTATCGCTTGCATCAGTCGTCATTGCTTTTGACCTCTAGCTTGGTCTGTCTTTGCCCGGTCTCTTGGGCTTACTCTGCCTCGTCAGAAGTGTCGGTCGAACCAAATGGCTCTGGCTGAACCGAACCCTGAGTTGGCGCCTGTGGATCGCCAATCATTCCGTCACTGGAGCCAGGTGCGCCAGGAACGGGATGAATTGGCCATTGCTCCAATTCCTCTTCAATCGCCTCGCGGTCTTCCTCAGGAATGACTGGAAGCATCTTGTCGACCAAATTGCTCATCTGAATTCGGCGGACCATATCCGGTGCGCCAATCTTCTGGAGCTTGGCGGCCATGTCGAACTCGTCGACAAGACCACGAACATCGAAAGTGTCCGAATACTTAATCCAGTACTCAGCCTCATCAGACTCTGGCGGCTCCTCGCCATTCCAGAGCATCACCAGCATTGCCATCTGATACTCGACACGCTGAAGCGCCTTGGCTTTGGTGCTCAGGAGGGCATTGATGCGCTCAAAGTCGTACGCCTTGGCAACGCCTGAGCTGTTGTCGATGCCCATAGAGTTGTCCTGCTTGGTGCGCTCACCAGCCATGCCAACCGAATGGTAAATCTCGTTAATCACCTGGCGGATGGCCGTGATGATTACGTCGACCTGCTTGGGGTCGGGCGAAAGAAATTCGGGCGCAACGCCAGCTTCGGCGTTATAGAGGAAAACCCTCTTCGTACCCATTTCAATCAGCTTATTCTTGGTCTGCTCTTCTTCGCCTGGCATAAGGGCTTGAGCAGGAATAGCCAGCTGCGAGAACGTCTGGTCCTGAATAATCGCGTCCAGGTTACTCAGATAGTTCGCAACCGCCCGGTCTTGGTAGGCGATGTCGTTAATCAACGACGGCGCGTAATAGGCGCTGTAGTGCTCGTTGTGGTCGTGAACAATCACCGGCACCACGCCGAGACCGTGCGTCCCAGAATCAAGAATCTCGATGGTGTACTTTTGCTGATCCAGGGTGGCGACAATTGCCTCGGTAGGCAGGTGGTCACCCTTGTGATACTCCGCTACGCGATACAGCTCCCAGCCAGTCCTAGTCCAAAGGCGAAAGCGCTCCTCGACATAGCCGGTCGAGTTAATGAAGTCCTCATCGTTTCGGTGCGTCTCGCGAATCAGAATCCAGTTGAGCTCGTCGTTGTCGTCAAAGCTCATGTCCAGCGCGTCAATCGGGCTAACGATATAGCTAAACGTCCGAACATTGGCCCGGCGAGCGTCGGCAACAGACAGAACGCCATCGGTGGGGATTCTGCTGGTGTCGACCACGATGTAGATGCGCCCGAAAATCGAGGCTTCTTTCGACACATTTCGCATGAAATAGTCGACGTCCATTCCATCCTTGGTCGACTGCTTCCAAAAGCGCTGGACGCTTTCGGAAACATTGTCATCACCGCGAAGAATGGCCGCCCGGAACAGATACTTGTTGATTAGGTCCACCACCTCGCGGGAATGGTTGAACCGATAAGCGCGGTTCTTTCGGGCGGCGAACTCGTCCTCGCCCTCTTTCCAGTACTGGAACAGATTGTCGTTAAACCATTCGCGGCCGCCCTCGTAGCAAGACCGCAAAAACTGCCAATGCTCAACCCGGTCCGCGTACTCCGGGTGGCGTCGAAGCAATGCTTTGGCGAGCGCGTTGGTTCTGTCTGACATAAGAACGACCTTATAGATTGGGATAGTATGTCACGGCTGACTGACTTTTACAAATTCACGCCAACCAACTTGATTTGCCGCAACGGGAACTTGAACTCGATGCAGTAGCCAAGCGCGTCCGTCGCGTGCTCCATACCCTGCGTCTTGTCGACCTCTCGAGAGCCTTCCTTGTAGACCGTCTGCTCCAGAGAGGCGATAACGTGCTTGCAGGTCGAGTTGACCCGCATCTTGACGCTGCCATCTGCGGCCTTGAGCAGCCGATTCACGCAGTTGACGCGGTCGGCGACTTTCGGGTGCTTCCGGCGATAGTAGATTCGATTTAGGCCGCGCTGACGGAAGATGTCCAGGTCGGTCTCACCTCGGGCGTGCTGATGGTAGCTGCCCGCCGGGTCTGGAAACATCGCAATCTTGTTGAAGTGCCGCCAGTACTTCCGCTCAATCTCGTTGACCGACTCTTCCGTAGACGAGTTCCGCAGAACGATTTCGTCCACAATCCACACCTCACCATTGCTCTGGTGCTGCATAATCACGGCCGTCATCGGGTCGCGGTTGAAGTCCTGACCAATCCAGACAGGCAGGTCAGGATTGAAGGGGTAGTTACCAACGTGAACCCTGCGGTCAAACGGGTAGTACACGCGACCACCCATCGTCTCGAAGCTGGCTTCAAGCTCCTGCTTGAAGCTCTTTTCGTCCATGTCGGCACGAGCCGCTTCGATTTCCTCGGCAGGAACAAAGGGGCTGTCAATCGAGCGGAACTGCCAGGAGCACCATCGACGAGCTGCCTGAAGCTCCGGCTTTTGACCGAGCATATACAGGTCATAGAGATGGTTGAACGACTTTGGCGTACCGATGAAGGTAGCTTTGCCCATCGTCGTCGCCAGCGTCGGGCGAATAATCTTCACCCATACATCCGGAGACATATCCTGAAATTCGTCCAGCACGACATAGTTAAGGCCGACACCACGAAGCGTGTCCGGGTTGTCTGCGCCTTTGCACATGATTCGAGTGCCGTTTCGCAAGCGAACGGCCATCTTCGTTTCATGCGTACTGCGAATCCATTGCGGCGGAATGCTGTCCAGCAAGTCCACCCACATGATGTCTTTCGCCATCGGGTAGGTCGGAGCCACATACCAAATCAGCTGGTTTGGCTTCTGCCCTGCCGCAGCCAAGATAGTCGTCTTTGCGTAGTTGGTCTTTCCCCAACGACGGCCAGCGACGATTACCTTGAATCGCGACGGGGTCTGCCAGACCTCCATCTGTCCAGGATGGAGCGACAGCCGCCTTGCAGTTGCTACCGCCTCAGACGTCAGCATCCGGCGAAGTCTCCTTGCCCTCACGCT